GCTACCTCTTAATCAGTGTAGATTCTTTTTTAGTTTTAGGACCTGGTTTCTTGTGTGCCCACTTAGTTTTCTTGGGCTTCTTTGGACGTTGGGCTATACGCTGTGCGTCATTGGCAATTGGCTTTATTACTGTTGCAACTGCGCCGGCACTCATGCCTCCAACTGATGCTGTTTCGTTTATTATAATATCTGAAATCTTCATACTGTTATTTATCTTTCTTTAAAAGATTTTAGTAAAATCTGTATACACTTTTAGCCAGTCGCTTGTATCTTTTCTAATATTTTCTAAAATGAATGTACAATTGTCTTGAAATATGTTATAATTATGTTCAGCACATTCAATACTTTGCTCAACTACGTCTTGCCACATAGCAGGATTGTCCTTTTTCATTTGTAATATTTCTAAATTATCCACCAACATATCAATTTTGTGTATAATGTTTGTTTCAGTATCATATAATTGCATATTGTCAAACAAATGGTCGTATGTTTTATATCCCATTTGTTGTAAATGTTGATTTATACGGTTTGGGCCAAGCAATATAAACGGTTGCTTTTGTATGATAGGCTTAAAAACTTTTTCAGTAAAGTATAAACAATTGCCTACGGTGGATTCTGTTATTAATTGTATGTCGCAGTCAAACATGTTAGCATAAAACGTACTACTATTACTCATAGTTCTCATATGGACAATATCGTCATCTCTGTCATCAAACTTTATAGGGTAATTTTGCGACAATGCTTCTAAATAATTAACACCTTTTTGTATGTCTGCAATACTTGTAAGATTTTTACTAAAGTATTCCATTGTGTTTGCTGTAATTTTTTCAAAAGGCACATCTGGACTGCTTAGTATATTATCTTGTAGCCTGTGCTTTATAAATGCTCCTAATAATAATGCTCTGTGTGGCTTGGGTGCATTGTTTAAGCAATTAAATAAATGTGTTTTAGGTGTGCTAAAATCAAATTCATCGTTAATTTCTAACTCAAGCATTGTGTCTTCTTTATAATTCCTAGTGTATAGCACATCAAAAGTGTCGTAGTTAAACGTTTTAAATATATCTGCTATATTGACGCAACTATTACCGTAAAACACTGTAGTGAGCTTGTATGACTGTGTAACTTGGTGAATAAACTCGAATATGTCCTTATCGCAATGCCCTTCTGCCCCATTCTCAAACAGAACTATTGCATGTGGGTTGTTTGTTATAAACTTAGGTATTAGTAAATGTTCAGTGTTGTACTGTTGCCATGTGTTAAAAATTACACTGGAATCGAATCCGTCTAGACTAATCACATACAATACAGGTTCCATTAAGTAAACAGGTTGATCTTTATGATTAGGGTGTGTCCAATTAAAACATTCGTTCATTGCAAATATAGATTCACGTGAAGTTGCTGGTACATGAGACACATCAAGGCCACAGTCTTGCATAAATTGTTTAAATGGATTATGGATGTCCGCTATAAGCATAGCAGTATTTAACTATTTCTTTTTCTTACCGGACTTCATGTTGGCACACCAGTGGTACATTTTTGACTTCTCTCCACTGCTGTCTTTTGCTTTTTTGCGTAGACTTGTAACTGAACCATCACAACTAGCGCCAGACTTCTTTACTCTGCCTGGACGACTTTTGCCTTTCACTTTGCCGTCAGCAAAGTTTTCGTCTAAAATTTCATCCGGTACTTCAAATTGCCATACAGTTGCTTGACCTTTATCATGCATCATTGCTGTAAGCCTAGTGTTACCGCCTATCAATTCCTTGTGCCCATCACTGTAAACAGCCACAATAGGCATTTCTACTTTACCACTTTTTAATTGTGCTGTTGCACGTTTTTGTTTTTGTGGATCCAATGTTTTAAAACTGTCAACATCTGCCGCATCTGTGTTGTTGATATCTTTGGCGCTCACAATAGTTGTTGCTTTTCCTTTACTAGCAAGTTCGACCCAACCGTCTTTGCCTAATTTTTTAAACTCTGGATAACGTTGTGCTTCATCCCATTCCACATCAAACTGTGGCTTATTCATTTTTGTTTCCAACAGATTCTTAAAGTAATTTTCTGCCATTACTGCTCTGTCACTTGTGGTGTGGTCAAATGCTTTCATTACGTCTTCAATGTCTGCATCTATCATTATAGTTTTTACTTTCTTAATACCTAATACATTGGCGGCATCAAATCTATGATGGCCATTAATAAGGTATCCTTTCTTATCTACTATAAACGGCTTGTCTTCGTTGTTTAAAAATACATCCTGAGACTTCTTTGCTAATCCGTCTACACGCTGAGTCTGTACAGGCTTAATTTTGTCTATGCTCATTGTTCCTTCTTTGTACTTGAACTCTGAGCCTACTAAATGTTTTCTTTTAATTTGTGGTAATTGATTTCTATCAAATGTTTTCTCATATACTGGTCTAGTATAACTTTCTTCTACGCTCTTTCTTAAACGTACAACTCCACATGCTAACCTATCACCTGCGTTACCTGTTTTAAGACTTTCTTCATCTCCGCCTGTGCCTAAGTCATCTTCATCAGCATGTATAACTATTGCTCTACCAACAATACTTCTGTCGCCGCTTAGGTCAATACGCCTTGCAACAATTTTAAATCTTGCTATACCATCGTCATTGGCAACTATGTTTCCTAAATCACCTATATGCCCGTCTGATAAGCCGCCATGGTCAACACCTTCTGGATTGTAATGCCCACCAGCACTTTCACAACCTTTACTAAGGTCCCCAAATTCATGTACATGGAATCCGTGCTTGCCTGATGTAAGTCCTTTTATTATACCTCGTATAATAGTAGGCTTGCCGGGGTCTTGTTTCATAACTATAGCACCACTGATATCGCCTTCAGTGTGTTCTAGTTGTACAACTGCTTTAACTACTTCCTGTGCTTCTTGTATAGCACTTAAACTACTACACTCGCAAACCTTTGCTTTTGTTCGTGGGCAACTTATAAAATCACTCGACTTCATTAAAGTACACCTGTCAGTATTTGTGGAGTTCCTTTACTCCTGTCATCAAAGAAGTCCATACCGCCATTAAGTTTAACTTTTCCGCTATCTAATAATTGTTTCATATCAGATGCATCTTTAATCATTACATACTCACCTGTAGCAGTATTAAATATCATTATGTAATCATGTCCTTCTTTTAATTTGTAATAGTCGTGTCCTAATGCAACAAAATTAAATATTGCTTCTTTAGGATCTATTTCGTTACCTGAATACGAACTTATCATTTTCTTGAACGCATCTGTATTTTCAGGAACATCGATGTAAAAGCCTTTTGCAATAGCATGTAATATTTTTTCTGCAGAACCGGCGGGAGTTTTCTCTAACACTTTGTTCATGTTCTTAATACCTGCCATATTAAAGTTTAAGTTGAAGTATGTTAATCCTTTAACTTTACCATTCCATCCAAATTGTTCCAAATCATCTTCTGTTATACCAAGATCCATAAATGCTTGTTTAACAACTTGTCTTGCGCCAGAGCCGCCATTGTATCCGCCAGTTGAGTACAATCTGCCGCCAGACCTACTCTTCTTGCCACTTTTGCCAATAGACGTTCCATCTGCTTTAACTTCAACACCTTTGCCGTCAATAAGTACTAAATCACTTTTTTCTGCTAAGTCTATTCCGCCACCGGTTAGTGCTAACAGAAACTCGCCCGGGCCTTGATCTGGTCCATATCCCATTGCACCTCTAAGTTGTAACGCTATCGGTTTTGCTAATGCGTTAGCAATTGGATTGGAAGATAACATGTCGTATATGTTGCCTGTTAGGTTAGATATAAGAACATTGCCTGACCATAAACCGTTACCTGTGCCTAAGTCTTTTAAGAATTTATCTTTACTGGCAAAATCTCCAGGTGTCTCCAACACTAAGTTTGCAATCTTTTGATCTAAGTCGCCTTTTACACCTTGTGATATATTGGCAGTGATTGCCGCATGTGCCAATTCTGTAATTTCATTTTTCTTTAAAAATGCAACCAATTTATTTAATTCTGTTACATCCTCTACCTGCCCAATTAAGTCGAATGCCTCTTGTTTTAATTGTGCTAAATCTTCTTTTACTAGTTGTTGCTTGTCGTCATGTTGTTCATAGTCTTGGTCGGCATCTTGTTCTGAGGCTTCAGGCTCTTGTTTGCTTACAATACTTCTTAAATAATTAACTACAGTTGCTAAAACTGACTGAGTAGAAGATTTTTGTACTAACTCTTTAGCATCTGATTTATTATCTGATTCGGTTAACAACAAGTTTTTAATATGTTGTTTGCTCCATTCAGTCATTCTAATTTTTGCTTTTGTTTCGTCGGGTAAAACACCTACAAACATTTGCAATATGTTTCTAGCACATGCATCATCGCCTGCTTCAGCTCTTAGTTGTCTAAAATGATCTAACATTGCAGGTACAGGAATCGCCTGATAGGCTAACATCTGTTTTTTAAGATCTCCTACTGGAAAATGATCTGACATTAATCTGTTAATAGTATCTACTTGTTTAAAGTCTGGTACACTTTCTTCGATATTAGCATGGCTCATATTTCGATCATGTACATACGAACCAGGGTCTTTTTCAAATTCTTTATCTTTAATTTTTTTAAGATCCCTTTGATCTTTAGTAAAACCTTTATTGTTAAATCCAAACGAACCTTTAGGTTTTCTGCCAATCTGAGGAATTTTCTTTATACTTTTAACCCCTAACTCTTTTTTGCTGACATCTTTTCCGTTGCCTAATTTCCTTCTGACACCATATGTACTCTGTGCTATCACTTCTTCAGTTCTACCATCTTTGTATGATACTTTCCATTTATGGTATCCGCTAGGTAAATCATCTTTGTTTTCGTAAAGTTTATCAATTTTGTCTTTGCTAACTTTATTAATAATATTAATTTGCTCTTCTAATGGCAAACCGTCGAATTCATCGAATGCATTTTCTTTATTCATTTTCCATACCGTTGCTGATGTTGGACTAAAAGGTTCACCATCTGGGCCCTTTGCTACATCTGGTGTAACTAATGGAGCAAAGTTAGGTTCTCTACCGTCGCCCAATTCATCAGTGAACTCTACTCCTCTTTTTTGTAGTATTTGCTTAATGTTAGATTCGTTATAAGATACAAAATGGTCAAATACACTTTCGTAATCGTAGCCGTATTTGTTTATAAATCTAGTTTTCATTTCCTCAGCAACTGGCCATCTCCAGTTATCTTTATATTTTTCTGGATTATTTAATATTTCAATAGCATCTCTAATTGCACTGCTGTGTGCCCACGGCATAATTAATATGTCTTTGTAATTAGTTGAGTGTATTGAATTGCTTTGTTGAAGTCTGGAAGTTAATTCTCTTTCGCCTAGTGTACTAAGCTCTTTAGCAAATTCTTTTTTGACCATTACGTCACCACCAAAACTAAATGCTTTTATCTTAGCAATTGATGGATCGCCATGTTTCTTCATAAACTGTTTTTGTTTTTTAGGAAGTTGTTTTTTCTTGTCAACATCAATACCAGTACTATCAAAGCCTAACTCTTTGCCGAGCTTGTCTACTGTGTTTATAAACTTAGATATAGCATCAGTTCTAGTTTTAATTAGTTCAGGCAGTTTGCCTCTAGTAAATACGTCAGCACCATACTTTGCTTTAGCAAGATGATTTCTTTCGAATACATCATTTAAATATTGTTGTAGTTGTTGCTGTACTTGAATTAAAGGAGTTTCAGAAAAAGGATCTGCTCCAGCTGGGTTTGCCAACTGTCTAGCAATTGTTGTCAATGTTTCTGCTTGTGACGATCTCATACCAAAGTAATCTAGACCATCTTGTGACATACCGTGAGCCTCATCACCTTTTAATGAAGGGTCCATTTCTGGCATCATTTTATCTGTGGCTTGTACCGCTGATAATAATTCTGTTAAAGATTTACTTACAACCTTTAGCATATCGTAGTGTTGTGCTGGTTGCACATCTTTCATACGTTGTATTTCTTCAAATCTCTTTCTTAAGTTAATTTGCATTTTACTAAGTGCATTATCTGTATAAGAATCATCTCCGCTTACTTGTGGGTTATGACCTTTCTTAACTGGGTGGTTCCACTCTTCATAATCTGCTAAGTGAGTGAGTAATTTCTTTAGTCCTGCTTTATTAACTGGAGAGCCTACTGGAAACCAACTGTTGTCACTATTAATGCCGGTACTGTTATAAGAACCTCTTGTCATATCTTGATTGAATTTTTTAAATTCATTCTTGTTAACACTATCCCATGCCGCGGCTACTGTTTCTGCATTTACATTAGTAGCACTTGCTAAAGCATTAAAGAATTTTTTATTTTGTTCGCCATCTTGTAATGCACCACTTTGTGATGCCGACCACATTCCCTTAACAATTTTGTCACTTTCTGGTCCACTTAAAAAAGCAGGAAGTGTAATAATACTTTTCTTAAATAATTTGTCAACACCGTTTTGTATTGTGGTTAACTTCTTTTGTGGTGTTGATTGTGCCTGATTAGGAACTTGTACTCTATCTTCTTGTTGTAGTATTAATTTAGCCAACTTATCATATGTAAGTTCAAAGTCTGCTAGAGATTTTCTAAATTCACCAATGGATTTCGCATTAGGTTTTGCTCTACTTTTGTTTGAACTAAGGTCAAATCCTGCCTGTCCAATTGCCAGTGCAAAGTTTTCCTGTGCTTTTTTCAAATACAATGGTGCTTGTTTACTTGGTGCTTGTTTGTAAGGCCTTGTAATAGGTTCCTGTGCCTGTAAAGGCTCCATTTCTTCTACTTCTTCTACTTCCACCTTCTTGCCTGTTCTCTCTTCATAATCTGCAAGTGCTTGTTTCCACTGCTCATCTGCATTTGGCTGAGAGAATTCTCTATATCTAATTAGACTGTTTACTGCTACAGCAACCGAATCCATTGAATCAATGTAAATGGCTTTATCAAAGTAGTCTTTAATAACATCTACAATAGGTAGTTCTACATCGAATCTACCTTTAACACGTTCTATATCTTTTGCATCAATTTCATCTAAACTGTTTATTAGTTTGAATAATGCTTTTACATAGTCTGCATTATACATTTTATCACTGTATGCCGCACTTAATGTTTCAGCATAACGTATAACTGCTTTTGCGGCTGTATCAAAGTTTAAATGATAGTCATTGCCGCCACCAATTCTAAATTCGATAAGTTGATTACCTGTCTGACTATCAGTTTGGTCTTTAAAGTTTATAGAACTAAACTTGCCTGGATTAATACCTTTTTTAAGAATATTTTCTATGTTTTTTATAGTCTTGGTGTTTTCTGGACTCGATTTTAAGTCTTGTGCGGCTTTCTTTAAACTTTCAATCTGTGACTTTGCATAACTGTTGTTTGATCTACCAAATGTACTCAACAAGTATTTGTCGCCTAACAGTACAGCAAGTTTAACTGGATTTACTTCTTCCTTTTCTTCGCTGTCTAAACTCATTGTAATGTGTAATCCACAACTACTGTTCGTTTCTACATTTTCCTTTTGGAACCAATCGAACAGGCTTTTCATTTCTTCCATCATTTGCTTAGGTGTATCGTAAACAGGAGAAATAACTTCTGCGCCTGTGCCTCCATCTGTTTCAATACTGCTGTCAGTCTCTACACGCCAAAAGTCATTGTTAGTACCATAACTCGAGTGATACTCACCATGTTCCACATCATCACTAACTTTACTGTTATCGGTGGCCCAATTTCTTAACATGTCTGCTACTTCACCTACACCTTCGCCTGAGCCGTTTTCGTTATACAAGTAAATACCGTGTTCACCTAAACAACTACTCCAACTACCGTATTCTCTATTAGCCCATTCATCGTGATCATATTCAGATTCAGCTGTCTCAACTGCTGTTTCTAATGCTTCGCCATTGTCTCTGATTTTCTCTTCGAGCCACTCAATGTATTCATCTTCTCGTTGTTCTTCGGCATACTGTCTGCCCCATGCAATAAAGTCCCAATCTTCGAACTCTTCTTTTTGCTCATCGTCCATACCTTCTAATTCTTCTTCTTTGTACGCTTCTATATCATCTTCGTCTAGCATTGATTCAACAAAATCATTTAACTCATCTTCATCTTCTTTTCTATCTGCGACTATGTCTTGCATTATCTCGCCTTCTAAATCATATGCTTTCTCATATATCCATTCTCTGTATGCTTCATTGATTGTTTCAACACTGCCACTGCCTTCTTGGTCTCTAATAAAGTCTTCAATGTCGTACCAATTGTATTCGTACAACCAGTCGTCGTCATCACTTCCGCTGTCCATAACATCCTGGAATACTGTTTCTGCTTCGAATCCACATTTAATAGGACTGTTAAGTGCCTGCTGTGCAATATTTTTTCTATTAAAGTTTATTTCAAATATTTGTTCAGGTCCTTGTTCACGCAATTTAAATTTACGCACAAGTTTTTTCATATTAGTTTTTAGTTTGGCAAGTCTTTTTTTGCTGTGCTTTTTAATGTTAAAAGAAGATGCAGTAGACTTACTCAACTTGGAAAGTTTACTAGCATTAAGTACTTGTACTTCTTCATCTGGGTCGACTAATTGGTACTCACCTTTGGGATCTTGTATTACAACTTTGTCTGGATTTGGCTTGTTTCCAACTTTACTAACTACTTTTCCTGCTACTTCGCCTTTATCGTTGTGATATTCTGCATCAACTTCTATATCCTTTGCTTTAGACTTCGTGTAAGTTGGTTCTACTTTCTCAGGCTCTGCATCTTTAACATCTAATCCAGGTGTCACTGTTGGACTACCTTTATCTACTTTAGTAGTTGTAGGAGTTGTAGGTTTAGCATTTGCTTTTGCTGTTGCCCCAGTCTTTTGTTGACTAGTGGGTGTACTTGCTCCGGAACTCATACCATATTCTGCTAGTACACTTTCTAAAGTTCTCACATCCGTAAATTTCATGTATTATCGCCTGTTTAATGTTCTTAATCTTCTACTTGCAGGATTAAGTCTTTTTGTTCTTTGCGACTTTCTAGAAAGTCTTTTGCCCATTCTTGCTTTTGTTTTTTTCAACGTCATACGTTTTTTCATATTGACAGGGGCAGAACATTGTGCTGGGCTACTAACTACTCTACCTTTACGTCTGCCACTAGTACATCTAACAGCACGTTTGATCTTCTTACCACTTCTACGCCAAACCATCCTGGCTTCGGTAATTGTATCTTCTGTTATATCTTCTAATCTCATTATTTTCCAAATACATTAACCAGCAAACCAATTACTACGGCAATAAGTGTTGTGAAACTTGTTCCAACAATTGCCACTAACCAGTTCTCTAATTTATTCAGTCTTTGTTTTGTATCTTCTTTAAACTCTCTCAGCTCAGTAGTGATACTTTCTATTCTCAGCATGTCTGCAATAATATGTGCTTCTAAGTTACCCTTTTCTGCATACACTTCTTGTTCAACTGGTTTTGGTTGATTACGTTCTTCCATTTTATAATAAATCCTGTTTAGTAAATTCCATATTAATACTTGTTTTAGTATTAATTGTCCCATCGTTTAAAACGACAAGGTCTAACTCGTCTATTAATGTCTGTACCGTGTGTGCTCCGGGCTGTTCTGTCGCGAACTTAAAGATATAACCTGCACCTGTTAAACTTGGTGCTCCGTAATTCTCTAGTAAGTTCTGCCCTGTGCCATTTAAAAATACAGGATTATTCATCACTGTTGGCATAGCTCTTAAACCAATTACCTGAACAACGCTCTCAAAATCTTTTTGTGTAGCATCTGCAAAATCACCAGTTACGGATATATCCAACGATGTAAACAATGTAAAAAATTCTATGTTACCAGTTAGTACTTCTACTGATCCCATTGCTCCTGCTCTTGTTATACTCATGTGTGTCTCCGTGTTATTTGTAGTATTTATCATTATGCACAGAAATATGGCTCAGGAACGAAAGCCAAAAAAAAGCACACCGTAGTGTGCTTTTTTAAATGTTGTTAAAGTAGTTAAACTTACGCTACTCTGTATTCACCAGCTGTTACAGTTGCGTTTGCACCGTTACCAGATAATGCTGGTTGGATTGCCGCTAATACGTCTGCCGCTGAAGGTTGACCTTCTACTGCTACATGCATTACTGTTGCTGAAACAGAAGTAATGATAACTGGTGTACATCTTGTTGCTAAAGCTGAAATTAATGCTTCACCTTTGTTTGCCACACCTGCTGTGAAACCAAATGAACTAATGTCATCTGTTCCGTCTACTTCGTCGATGATGAAGTGACTTAAAGAACCAACTAATAATTGACCTTCTTCTGCCGCTCCGTTTACTCTTACTTGTGCCATGTTATTCTCCTAAACTTGGTATGTATGCTCTTCAGCATACGCTTGTTACTTTTATTTATCAATTTCTACCAAAAAATGGTGTAAATAGTTTTGCTATTTAGTTGTAGAACCTATTATATTCTTAAGTTGTTGTGCCCTTTTAGATGCTTTATTTTTGCCAGCATCGTAGTTTGACTTTGCAGTTTGTTTAACATCAAAGGATGCCGGGCCTTTTGGGGCCTTAGCCGCTTTAGGTTTCCTCAAATGCCCATGGGTTATATCGTCCCAACCCTTGTTTACACTTTTGCTAGGACCAATGTCTAGTCCTTTTCTTGGCTGTTTATTTGGGCTACTAGTTTTTGCCGCAGAATTACGTCTCATTACCTTATCTTCTATCTCAGGGTGTACTTGTACCATTGCCATCTTAACTGCTATACCCGGAGTAATACTGGGACCACCTGTGGTAAATTTGCCAATTGCTACAGACTTTACAGCCGCTTTGTCTACACCTTCGTATCCAGGACGTCTGTTTCCAGGAGGACCAATCTCATCATCAATCTCACTGTCAATCATCTCAGCCGTTGATTGTTCTTCTCCTAGTTTTTGTATAATTTCGTAAATCTTCATATCTATATTTATACCTTTTTTCGTCCGCTGGCCCAGTAGCCTGCAATCTTTCCTATACCTGACCCTGTTGTGCCTTGTATTTTAGTCTTAGTAAGTGTTGGTATTACTGGACTGTCCTTATAACCAGACTTTTTACTAGTGTCAGTATACTTTCTTTCTCTTTTCATAGCATGTAAATGCTCGTATGAATCACTTGCTTTGCCTCTTAGCATTGTTTGTTGTTGCATTAACTTAGATACCACAAACTGCTTTTGGGCATATTTTAAATCTTCCCAATCTATAATCAAACGTCTTAACTGTTTAAAAAGAGAATTGTTTATTTTTAATTGTGTTTCTAATCTTACAAGAAATGCAGTTGTCTCACTTCTATTCGGTGGACGTACAGCCATTCTTTTTATAAAATTAAAATGTCGTCTGTTTTGAAATTGTACAGATTTTAATATTTTTTGTTCTCTAGTCGAGATGTTTAAACTTTCATATTCAGGATGGTCTAAAGCAAATGCTAATACATATATATCAGTTGATGTTGTTCTAAAAAGTGCGTAAGGACCAAACTGTGTTGTCTTTCTTGCATAACCAACGGAGTAATCTCGTTGCTTAGAATCTCTGTTAAACATAATAAGTTGTAGTGTTTGCAAATACAGTAAGTCTGCAATAGACCTACCTTTAAGCATACCAAAGTTACTTGTTGTTCTTAACAATTTGCTTTCTGATAAATCCTGATTTATCATTTGGAAGTCGTATTGTGCCATACTATGAGCTCGGCTTGCCTGATCCAAAGTTTAATCTACTAAACTCTAGTCTATCTACTAGTTTAAGAGCGTTACCAATTCTGTCTACAGCAACAAACCCTTCCTCTCCTGTAACTTCGAAACCTGAATCTGTTTGTACAAACGTTCCGATTTGTTTAATTTGTTCTAGTTTCTTAACAATCTTAATTTTTGCTTCAATGAGTTTTAAGTATAAGTCATATACTGCTACAATGCTTGGAACATGCTCTTTAATAAACTTAACACCTTGTACCATCGCATCTGTTTTGGAATCTATGCTTTTTTGTGTTTTAACTTTTGCAATTTCTTTTTGCATAAAGTCAATATACTTTTGTACAAAGCCTTGTGCAAATTTAGTAGGCTCATCAAAAGAACCTTGTCTAACTTGATTATTTGCATGTGCTTTTAATTGCTGTAAAAAGTTTTTACCTATTAAGTCTGTGCCTTGTTGCAACCACTTAAATGTGTCTGCATCAATAGACTTAAGATATTCATTTGCCACAGTTATAGCATTTAGTATGCCATCACTTTGTTCAGCAGTCATTGTAACTGTGCCGCTAAGGTCTTTGATAAGTGCATCTCTGTGCCATACACCGTTTGCTTGTCCTAACACACTGCTGTCAAAACCAAAACTTGCATTTGTGTCTGCTAGTGTTGGACCACCTACATATTCTGTGTGCCACACTATGCCAAAACCTGCGTTTAATATTTGTTTTGCCATGTCGCTGTTCTTAGGAACAGCATAAGTTATTGTATTAGGTTTAAAAATTATATGCTCTTCGTTATCAAGAGTAACTGTTTTGATGTCTTCACTTCCAGCAAACAACATGTCGCCTTGTGCTACAGTGTCCCAATTTAAACGATCAAGATATTTAAGAGCTAATTTAAGTTTCTTTCTTAGACCACTGCCGTCTTTATCGCCTTGGTCTGCATGATTTTCATCAATGTCTTTTTCTGTGAAATTTATTTTAGGTTTTTGTGCAAACACACCTTTAGTGCCTACAAAAAACTTACCTGTTGCAGGATCTTTACCAGCAACAATAGCCGGTGCTCCATCCCATTTTGTGGTCATACTGATAGGTGACTTTGCATTACCGTCAAGCATAGAATGTAAACTGTATAAGTAGTCTACTGCTTCTTTGGCACCCGGATACCCTTTGTTAAAAATATTATCTTCTAAATGTTCTAAATGAGTATTTTTGCCATCCTTACCTTCTAGCAAGATGCTTTCACTAAGAATGGATGTGACTAATGGTTTTGATATTTCAATAAATTTCATATTAACTCACTATTATGTTACATGTATTTATCACATTATAGCAGTTTATTTTATTTTCTTCAACTGCTTTATAAACGGATCAAAAAATGAGTTGTATGTTTCATCTGAATAAAAATTTTCGATATTGCGTTTTTCCCTATCAATATCTCTTACATAGTCTGTTTGCATAAACGTTCTTATGCTGTCCATAAGCATAGTCTGACGTTTAGAATAATCTGCTTCTGTATCGTATGAATGGTCTAGTACATCGTCATACACATCAAACCCTTGTTGTCTGAGGTATGATATTGAACCACAACTTGCTTGTACAAAGAAAGGCATGCCTATTGCAATAGGCTTGAATGTTTTTTCTGTTAAAAATACGTTACTGTCTGCCCACCATGTAGTAGTTTCAGTTACTATATTACACACACTGTTTGAATAGGCATCGTTAACATCTAAACCAGGGTGTTGTTCTTTATCCTTTGGACTATATTCCGATTTATCCTGTGCTCTGATAGGCAATAGATTCCATTGTTGTTTTAGGGTGTCATCGATCTGCTGTAGTTCGGTATCGCTAAGTGCTACACGCGATGGTCCCATATACTCATACAATGCCTTTGGCACGGTGTTATTATCCGTTAATATGTTTCCTGATTTTGTTTGGGTTAATCCTAACCCATGAAAAGAAAAATACATGTCTTTAAAAAAATCTTCGTTAACTAAATTAGTAAACATGTGTATTCTAGAAGGTCTTGCAACTCTATTTAAACAAGACAATTTATGCTGTTTATGTTGAGGTGGGGTAATCTTTGTTACGTGATTATATGTGAGAAAATAAAACAAGTTAAAGTGTATTATGTTATAGTAAGGATCTGTTTGATTAGGGTCAGACGATAAAATAACTTTAGGCTCTTTAATACTGTCATACAAAGTGCGTATATCAGCATTTTGCTTCAGCATTAATTTTTTACTTGCTTCTAAATTTTTGTGTCCGCCAGTTTGTGTGTCGCTATCTAAACCCATAAGATTTGGCTCACACGCAAAAAGTATAATAACAAGGTCTGGTTTGAACTCGGAGATTGTTAGTTCTCTATAGAAAGCCAATGTTGCAGGAATACAATACATTGTTCTATCGCATAATATAAGAATTTTTTTATCTAATTGTTGTGCAATATCATACCAAAAGGACTTCTCTAACGCAAAATATAAATCCTCTGCAGGATTGCTAATAAATTTGCAGTTGTCCGTGCCACTAATGTGTGGATTGTCCACTACATGCCTGCTAAGTTCTTAAGTTCCTGTATTTCAATTGCTTCATTTAACTCGTTCATTGCTACAATAGGAGTTAAGAACACAACATCACTTGCTTCTTCATGTAAGGATACTTTATAACCCGCTTGTTCCCAAGTAATACCTGCCGCTTCTAATACACTGTTTGCATACTCAAATGCTTCGGCTCTCATAGCTCTAACTTGTTTTACGAACTGACCATAAAACTCTGGTGCCGCTTTTTGTAGTCCTGATCTCTTAATAGCAGGAGTAATTGCTTGAACATATTTGTCAACATCATACTTTACATCATGTTTCTTTAACAATTCTAAAAACTGTTTTGCATGTTCTATTCTAGCACCCTGATCTTTGCCTTGGTCAACCATACCTTTTTGGTGTATTTTTATATCGTTCATATGTACACCTTGTAGTGGTAATTCAGGCTTTGGTGCTTGTACTTGTGGCTTTTTAATCATTTTAGATGCTAGTCTGCCTAATCCAGCACCTGCAACTGCGCCTACTTTAGCGGCTGTACTTGCATCTGGATCTTGCATAGTGCCGGTTGCTAAAGGTCCGCCCATTGCCTTAGTTGCTCTGTCTTTCATCGCTTGTGCAAAGCCTTTAGTTGGTTCAACACCTTTTGCAATTGACATCAAGTCTTGTGCTACACCATCAGTATCTTTTAAAGGATATGTTCCTGGTAAGTCTGTGATTATATCCTTTTCAGGTTCCCAGGCTTTCTTCTCACCCGGATTAACTTTTTTACCACTTCCTTTAAGTTCGATTGCCCTCCAGGCATATTTTCCATTTGGATTCGGTTCTGTTACCTGTTGACCGTCTTTATCTAATACAGGTACCATCTCACCTTCTGGGTTTTGAGGGTCTTGTTGCATTTTTACTTGTTGTTCTTGTGGTTGATATTGATATACAATACCATTAGGATCTGCCACTATAGCATTCTTTAAAGAATTTTTGAAACTTTGTTGTTTACCAAAGTCACTGATAGCGCCGCCTTGTGTAGCCTTAACTCGGTTATTACTAGCCTGCTTGTCAACTGACCTTTGGTATTTCTTTTCTTTTCCAACAGCTCGGTTATCTCTGGCGCCCATATCAGCATTTTTTAACTTAGGTGTTGCTGGTGCTGATCTACGTTTTTTTTCTATACCTCTGTCGCCGGTAAGTTCGTTTACTATATCACCAAATTCAAAAATTTTCATATTAATTCTCTTTGCTTTCGAGTACCTTTTTTATACCCCTTGAGAATTTTTTTGGATCACCACTTTTAATGCTATTGATAAGTCTTCTTTCTAAGTCTAAAGCATCTTGTTCACTGTATGTTTCTTGTAACATCTTTCTAAGATTTTGTACAGCGGATACAACATTTTCCACCCTGTTTTCTAACACATGGTGTTTGTCCCTGTCAACAGAAATCTGTTGTAGTTCTTCTAATATTGTTCTTGACTTTTTAAGTGACATAAATAAATTCCCTATGTATCTGTATTTATCTTTTATAGGTCATTTTTTTTCATAAACTCTCGCATGTTCAATGCTTGGTTCACAGTATCTTGTTGTTCTGGTTCGTCTGCTTTAATACTTTTGTTTCTAGTCAACTGATCTAATAGCCCAGTTGATGTAACACTTACAGCACCTTCTTCGCCTTCTTCTAAATCTTCTACTCTTAATGTGTCAGGACAAAATTTCAAATCAACTTTACTGCCTACGCCACTACTAGAACGTGTTTTCATAAACTGTATCTGATATCTACCACGTTCTCTCATTGCATTACTTGTAAAAATACCAATTACATTATCTGCTGTTTGTATCTTAGATATACCACCTGCAATATGGTGGTGGTCAAATTCTATTTCTTCTACTGCACCTCTGTTTAACTGCGATGCTGTTACAAGTATTACACCAGTTTCCATTGCTAAATTACGCAACTCTTCTGATACAAACTTATCTTTAATAAACTGGTCATTAGCACTAATCTTACTGTTAATAGGCATCATCAAATCCAAGTAATCTACAAGTACAACATCTACCTTCAAGTCTGAATTAATTTCATATTCTCTAATAAATGCCCTAATGTCATTGGTTGTTACACCACTGCTCATTTGTTTTACTCTAAATTTACCTGCGCCTTTCCCTTTCATACGCACTTTTAAGTCTACGTCATCCATATTCTTCATAACGTCTTTAGTGCTGTAGCCACTTACCATTGCATCAAGACGCATACTGATAAGTTGTTCACTAAGTTCTAAACTAATGTAAACTACATTTTGCCCTGCTAAACTCCAGTTAACACCTAAGTTCTGTAAGAACAAACTTTTACCTGCACCCGAGCCACCAGCAAAAATAGTAATCTCGCCTTTGTTTAATCCGCCATATAATTTTCTATCAACATCTCGCCAGCCTGTGCTTGTTGCACCTGCTTGACTTTTAATGTACTGTAAACGTTCTTTAGGATTATCAAAATACTCTAGCCCTAAGTCTTTTACAAGTCCTACTTGACTTGCTTCTTTAATTAATACTTCTACAGCACCATAATCTGCTGTTTCTAATAAGTCTGTGCTTTCTAAGATTGCTTTTTCTAATGCTTTGTGTCTGCAAAATCTTTCAAAACTATCCAAGAACCAATCAACATGGTTATCGTTAACGCCTTCAATACGTTCCAAGTCTACATTTGTTGTTGCACTAATTTGATCAATAGTGGGTATGCTACTATAATCTGTAGCATGGTCTTTTAGAAACGTAACTGTTGCTTGGAACTTTTTGTTAAACATATACGGTTCAATAATACCGTTTACCCTAACAAACAATTCTGGATCAGTAACTAAAAAGTTAAGGAATAACTGTTGTATTTCTTCGTTGTAATCTTGTATTTGATCCATTATTGCTTCATGTCCTTCTTTATGTGATTGTATATTAATTTATGTCCTTCTAGACTTGGATGCCCGTCTTCGTGGCTTACTGTTTTGTTGTCCATCATAAAACTCATGGGCTTACCGGTCCACTTTGTAATATCTATTTCTTTTAATAAGTGCCTTTCGTAGTCACACAACATGTTGTCGCTATTAAAATCAAAGCCGGAACCGCCCATTGCTATAGTAGGTATATGTGATTCGTTAGACATACTAGTAAAAAGAAACGGAATGTTTCGTTTTTGTAATGCTTGTTGCATTGTGATAACTGTCTTTAAAAATTCTATCCTGTAATCCTGTAACGACTTGCCGTATAATAATTCTGCGGTCAGAGCCTTGTTTGTTAAATTAAATGTTTTTTCTACTCCAGCATTTGCAGGAGTATCATCCATATATTTGTAATCATCTGTGTGCCAGTCATATAAACCATTTTCATGAGATCCTTCTACTTTATTGTAAGGGTCATTTGTTATTACATGCCCAGCATTACAAAAATTTACCCATTGCTTTGTCATAGTGCTGTAACGCTCTTGTCTGTGCAATGCAGTCCACTGTACTATAACATAGTCATATGATTCGTCTAGTTCTTCAAACACTCTACGACTTATTTTTTGATTGCTGTTTCCACCTAATGCAATGTTGTTTACATCAGCATCTAAAAAACTGCACCATGTTGTTTGGTCGTTCTTTGCTACTAGTCCGGTTTCTTCATGATGTATTACATCTGATCCGCCTGTAAAACTGCAACCACTAATTAATATTTTCATAACATTTTGCTCTGTACACGGATTTTAACTTTATTGTTTGTGGCAAAATCCACAATACTTTTTACTGTGAGTAATCTACCATAACGCTCTATTGCGTCTGCGGCATCTTTTATATCAGGATGCCAAGGTGGAAAACTAACTTCCCATCCTAAATCAACTGCTTGGTCGATTAACTCTTTGCCTGGTTCATCTCTGTCCGGGCATAGTATAACACGTTTATTTAGTTTGTCAATTAAGTGTGCTTGTTCTGGTGTTACTACATTTCCTAGTACACTTATGCCGTCAACAAACACTGCATCAAATACACCTTCTACCACAATAACAAAATCTCTATCACTGTCTACAAACCTATCAATATTGAATACATACCCAGGTTGTGTGTTTAGCAAATACTTTGCTGTTTCTTTATTAGGTGGATTTACATGCCTTCCTGTCCACCCTACTAATTTGTTATTGTACATAAACGGTATTGTAAGCCTAGCACTATAAACAGGATTATTAATATGCAATAATGGAAACTTGCCTAATAGTCCACGCTCAATTGCATACTGTTTTACTTTATGGTCATCGGGCAAGTCTTCTACCATAGTAGTTTCATCTGGCAGACTATGTGTTTTAAATTCTGCCGCACTGTACACATAACTATCGTCAGTGTCTTCTATTTCCAACTCTTCGCCAAACTTCATTAAGTCTAATACAACTTTATGAATGTCTGTTACCTGCACACCCAATGTCTCAACTAGTTTTTTATACTTGCCACCTAATCTAGGTGCAGGTGCCCAACCAGTTGTGTATTGGCAATTGAAACAATGGAAACTTATTTTGCTACCTGATTGTATAACACCAGCACGTTTACGCCTGTCACTACACATTGGGCAATTGAATGTTGTCCAGCCGCCTGGAGTTTTGCCATTTTGTAACGGCAAGTTATCCATTAACAGTCGGTGTACTTGGTCAACTAATTCATGATGATGCATAACAGTAATTATAACACCTAGTATTTAAAAGTCAACTAGTTTCTGAGTAAAACTTTATCTAAAGTTCCTGAAGTCTGGTCAAAAATAACTCTAATCCAATTAGTGTTTATTGTGAAGTTAAAAGGATCAACGCCACTTGTTGCTGAAGTATAAGGAATTGCTGGATTACCAATATCACCTTGTGCATTAATATCATACCAATCTGTATCTTGTGTTGGTGCTGATGCTAGTGCTGAACCTTGTATTTTAACAGTGCCTACAAAGTCTGTCATATAAAGTGCTATTGTGTGTCCGCTATGCCTATAGTTTTTATCTTGATTACCATACAACGACGAGGTTGCAAAGGAATCTATACCATCTACACCAACACTTGCTGTCTGTGTGAACACAGATGCTGTTTGAGTTGGACTAGGTTCGTACTCTAAACTACTTTTGATTTCTAAATCAGTTATAATTCTGTCATTTTGATTTGAGTATAACGGAGACTGTGTTGCGCCTGCATCTGCACTTTCGCTAATTGCTATTTGATATAGCCCTGGTGATAAATCTTGTATATCACCTGTAACTAAATCTAGTCTTGCTTCACCTGTTGTTCCACCACTAATTAGCGTCAACGGTTTAAATAAAACACGTTTACTAGTGTTAGGATTAATAACTGTAGCATACAACGTTTTAGTGCTAAGATTTTGCTTAACTCTGTCTCTGTTTCTTACATGAAAGTTTAATTGATTGTTTAACCCTTTATGTACTACTAATTTTGTCTGATTCATAGGTCTATTATCCACATATATACCATCCGCACTAAGAACTAAATCTACGGTCTGATATCCTAAGTTATATAATGTATGTGCGGTTCCGCTTGTCATTGTTCTTTACCATTATCTTTACTATATTTATCTATTAGACACATAAATATCACGATGACTAAAGAACAAGAGCTACAAGATAAATTTCCATTTTTGACTGGTTTGCTCTTTAGCGAAAAAGAATTCGTAGGTATTGTACAAAATCAAGATAAACAAATCATAAGTTTTTATGATATTGAGCGTTGCAAAACCGGTGAGCATAAAAAATTAATGCTCGATTACGGCGAACTATGGTGGTGGGAGTCAAACAGACAATTACCGATAGATATATTCTTATTCCAAGAGATGCAAGAATTACAGTACTGCTTGAGAACATTTATTCTTAAAGAGACGGATGTATTATTCGGTCCTGTGACCAGTATGCAGAACATTCTTAAGAAGCGAATAAAAAGAAGAAGTATTCAGTTAGTTAAAAAGACTATTTAAACCTTATCTACCAAAAGATTCAATTGGACTATAATTACCATTGCATATCCTATCGCATGACTTTTCTTAAAGAAGTAATCATCAGTTCTTTCCCATACTTCCTTTTCAATAATATCCCAACTGTTACCTACCAAGTATCGCTTACCTGGTCTAATCATTGCAAGTATCATTGCTAGTTGTTCAACAGTTTTAGGTGGATGTTGCTTGATAATATCGTAATGGTTACCTATGTGAAAGAGTTGCTTAACAATTTCCTCATGTTCAAACAACTCCCACATTGGTTCTTTTGCCAATAGTCTATCTAAGTGTGCTTCGTCTATGATATCTTTGTAAACGCTATTGTTCAATACGTCTACTTTAAAATATCCCATATCCTCTGCTTCTTTATGATCTATTGTGCTGTATCCTTCTAAAGGAAAAGAAGGAATAGGTTGAAAGTAAACTCCGGTGTTGTGTTTTTCATATGATTGCTCACGTTTGATACTAGCAGGTATAGGATTAAAAAGTTCTAAGAACTTATCCCTATTTGCCATATCAATATCAACATCGAAGTTTATTTTCATAGTTTGCCTTTCATTTTATCTATCATACGTTGTGCATTATACAACTCTTTGACAGGATTGTCATCCTCTAAAGATTCAATTACATTTAATAGTGCATCTAACTTACCTAATTTTTCTTCGTCAAGTTCGAACTTACCTATGTGAATCTTGCTCTCTATTTTAATATCATCAGGATTTAAAGGTGTAGAATCGAGTGTAAAATAAGGTGCACCTGATCCACTAATAGTAACTGTTGATGTATCAATTGTTGCGTCATTTGTTGTGTATATATCACTACCCACTGTAATTGACCCCATGTTATCGTAATTATAATCGTCGTAGTCGTTCATCTCATTCTCCTTCTGTGTACAACATACTCCACTTCATTAACTTTTCTTTCTTAACTTGTATACGTTCTTGAATTTGTTCTTCACTTACAAGTCCACCATCACGCAAGATTTCAATCATGCACATTACATCGCCGATTTCTTCTTGTAGTTGTGTGTAGTCTTGGTCTTCTCCAAAACGTAACATTTTACTACATGCTTGAATTAACTCACCACATTCTTCCATGGTGATTACTAACATTTCTTCCCTTTTTTTCATATCTCTTTACTCTTGTATTCCTCTGCCATAGGGAAAATTCTAGCAATAGCATCCGCTATTGCCCATGCTAACTCCATATGCTCTAACTGTGTTCCGTTGGAGCCACGCAATTCAATATAATGAATCCAACTACGCAACGTACCGTTAACGTACAGCCTGCTTAACGTGTTTCCTTCCGGTAGTACTGCTCTTGCCTGCTCTTTAGCAATACCATTGTTTACAGCGTAATTGTATGCTTCTGTGGCAGTGTCTATAACCTTCTGTTGCATGTCTGCCCAGCCATGCTGTAACAATCCATCATCTGTTGAAACACTATTCTGCCTATTTTTAGGATCTTGCAGTCTTGCTTCACGAATTTCAAACTCTAAATCCTTTGTAGGGTCTGCATAACGTTGACTAAACTCTTGGAAACTAAAACTTCTATGCCGTAACAGTTGTCTTGCTATGTCTCTGGTTGTTTCCACTTCCATACACACTGATACCATTTCAAGTGGACTCCAATGTTTATGTTTAATCAAATATTTCACAAGTTTTTCATTTGTTTCTGTGTTATTCTGATTACCAGGATTACTTACTCTAGCACAGTAAGCCACTAAATCCAAAAGACTGGGGTCTGCACCTGTTAATGCTGGTGCTTGACTATAACTAATTATTTTTGTTTTCATATTTTTGCTTCCTTACAAGCCTGTTTAATTTCGTTTGCTTCTTCTTTGTTCGCAGTAAACAGTTTCATCCAAAACGGAGGATCAATCACATCTTGTATCATTTTAACTTGCTCACTGTTGAATCTTTCTAATAATTTATCACCTGATTCGCTAAGATATAATATCCAAGGACTTATTTTTGCACTTCTTAAATCATACACTGCTCTGCTAGGCGATACTTTTTCAAAGTAATCTTGCCAAGGCTCATTATTTTCTTCGCCCCAACCTGCAAGATATATCACAGTACGTTCTAATGCTCTAAGTCCTGGTTCTTTCCTAACATAAATCTTTAAGTACTTGTCATACTCTTTGTCTGATGCCCATTGTTTTAACTTTACACCTGTCTTAATAAGATGCTCAGTGTACTTCACAGGGTCTAACCATTCGTTTACTGTACACGCTCTACCATATTTTACAAATGCTTCATAATATTGACTGCGAATAAAGTCTTCAATGCTCTTGGGTTCTTTTGCACTAGTGTTTATTTCATAGAATATCTGAAATGCTCTGTGTGCCAATCTAATATGACTCATATCTTTGTCTGCCCAGCGCCTTTTCTTTACGCACATATGGACAGCCAGAGTAGTCTCAGACTTAAATGACTTTTTACACCACTTACATTCCATTATTTTAATAGGTCCTTAATTTCTTTATCTTCCCAACCGTGTGCTAATGCTAATTCTTTAAGATCATTATCATCATTTAAAGACAAGAACAATGCTACTTCATCGCCTTTCAAGTGAGGTAGTACTGAATGCACAAAGTCTCCACGTTTACTTTTCTTCTTTCTACTGTTGGGCGGTTTGATATATGGATGGTGTTGTACTTTACCGCTACCAGCCGCTGTTAATAGCAACCATTGTAATTCAGGGTGCTTACTAACATCTGTAAACTTGTGATTAACTAACTCATTAACCATCCAAATGTAGTCTGGTGCTGAACTGCCTTGCACACTACTCGCATACCGCATCATCATCCAGGCACTAAAAGCCTTTTTCTTTTCAGCATCAAGTTTATTATACCAGCCACGATCTTTTTTGTCTATGGCTTTCATAACTTCTTGTAAAGGTATTTGCGGTTTCTTTGCCATATTAATCCATGTCTAATTGTAGTTGTGTGTCGTAGTCATTTAAATTGCTAGTATGAGTATTCCA